AACGTAGTCAAGCTGCGCGCTGCAAATCGCGCGGGTGGCGCAAGTCCGGACTTTTTCAAGGGGCCGGGTCTCATCCTTGAGAAAGTCGACGAACAAGACTGCCGGACGCTCATTCGCGCGGCACATAGCTTCCATCTTCAACGTGTCCGCCTCGAGCTCGGCAAAAGCAGGGGCAGTGAAGTCAAACTCACCGTCCTTACCAAAGAAATCACCCTTGCCGTGATGATTCTTTATCCTGTAGAAGTAACCGGGCGATGTAGTACGCTTGACTGGCTTTAACTTGTAGCATGGGGGGGGGCTAGCAGCTTCACGAACTGACAGGATCTGCTTCCCATAACCCACAGTGTTATCCCAATGCTTCCTGAGTGCCATCTCCACTACTGCATCCGCTCTGTCTATGCCTTCCGTGCGCAAAGGCGACTGATAGGCGCGCATGGCCTCAACAGCCGGAATTAGCACCTCACCGTCCACAACAGTTGGGGACAATCGCGCGGGGGCCGCAGGACATGGGCCCAACACATCGGCTTCCTGCATCGGAGAAGGAAATATCTTACTCTTCTTGCTTGTGTGTATCGACCTGTCCACCAGACCAATTGGCACGAAATTGCCGCCAACGAGGCCACTCTGCATCACTCCTGCAACTTGGTTAGCGTCCATCGTTGCGAGGGTCACCCCTTGCTTTGCAAGCTGATCCTCAAAGTCATCGCGATGAGCCCCCAAATGCTCGCGCGCCGATATGACTGCCTCACGGGTTATCACGGCAGCATAACCACGCCTCGTGATTATGCCAACCTGCCCGGCAACATGAATGCCCAACAAACCTGAGCCACCATAATGTTTAGGCTCGCATATGGTAAGCGGAGCACCGCAATCACCATTCTCTGTTGGCGCGTTGTACTCACAGAGGCCAGAGATGTTGCCTAGCTTTGCAACAGTGAGAGCTCGAGAGTGGAATGCACACTCATTGCAAACGAAAGTACGCCGAACCAAGGGCTGAGATGGGCTCTCAGAACGGGCCGGGTCCAGCCTGACACAGTTGTTCGAGTTGCGGAAGAACTGTTTCAACGAGCTCTCCGTCAGAAAGTGGTTACGGATGCTCCTATGGGCATTGGGCAAAACTTTCTCAAAGCGCACAAAGTTGACATCCGTGTCTTTCATTCGGGCGCTGGGAAACGCCAAAAAGCGAGACACAGGTATGGTGTATGCGCACTCCGGCTGAGCACAAGAGCGTAATGTGAGCGACGAGTTCGGCCTGGGCTTAAGAAAGTTGGTAAAGTGATAAGGCAAAACTGCCATGTCCCCCTCTATAAAGAGAACCTGGCCCAAAACCAAGTCGGGCCCGTCGCCATGAACATACATGGCATACGTGTTGTTGTAGGGTATATCGGAGCCAACATCTTTGGGCGGCAAACCCATTTGGCTCTCAAAGCGCGGAAAGTGGATTGGTGCGTTCCCGCCTCGTTCCAAGTTGCCTTCGTTAGATTGAGCTTTGGCTCCCATCCCAAACAGAGAGCGTATGAGCG